GATCCTGAGTATCACACGATTTATCAAAGTAACTTGTGCTGTGAGATCTTATTACCCACACGTCCATTTAAGCGATTAGACGACGATGAGAGACGCATAGCGTTATGTACACTGGGATCTATCAACTGTGGATCGTTCCGTAACCCAGAGGATATGCGTAGAGCTTGCAGAATTCTACAGCGTAGCCTGTGTAACATCCTTGACTACCAAGACTTTTTAAGTATTCAAAGTAAATTGAGCAATGATGAAATCCAACCCTTAGGTATTGGCGTTACTAATCTTGCTTATTGGCATGCCAAGCGTGGACTCAAGTATGGCGAGAAGGATGCCTTGCAAGATGTTAAGACATGGATGGAGCATCAAGCCTATTACCTAACAGAAGCTACAGTTGAACTTGCCCGAGAGCGTGGCCCTTGTCTGCATAGCACACATACACGATACGGCAAGGGAATCTTTCCTTGGGAAACTCGTGCTAAAGGTGTTAATGAACTGGCAGATTTTACTCCCGAACTTGATTGGGAAGGACTTCGGGATCAAATGAAGATCCACGGAGTTCGTAACGCTACGCTTATGGCCATTGCTCCTGTTGAAAGTTCTAGCGTTGTTATTAACAGTACTAACGGTATCGAAATGCCGATGAGTCTGATCTCTGTAAAAGAATCCAAAGCAGGATCATTCGTGCAGGTTGTTCCGGAATACGCTAAATTAAAAAACAAATATCAAATGATGTGGGATCAAAAAGATTGTGTTGGATACATTAAAACGGCAGCAGTATTAGCTGCTTATGTGGATCAAAGTATTAGTACAAATACATTCTACAATCCGGCACATTGGGCTGATCGTAAAGTTCCAACTACATTAATTGCTAAGAATCTAATGCAGGCACACATGTGGGGATTGAAAACATTCTACTACAGCTTGATTAATAAAGCAGGTAGCAAACAACAAGCAGAATTAACACCTGAAGTACATTACAATGGATTTCACAACGAGCGAGAAGTAATAGAAGACGAAGATGACTGCGAGTCATGTAAATTATGAGCCAAGACCAATATAACCTAAAAACTAAAACAGACTATCTCAATCGCAAGATGTTTCTGGATCCAGCAGGTCCAGTTACTATTCAAAGATTTGAAGAAGTAAAATATAAAAAGATTGCAGACTTTGAAACAACCGCACGTGGTTTCTTTTGGGTCCCAGAAGAGATTAGTCTAAGCAAGGATTCAAACGATTTTAAGGATGCATCAGATGCAGTTAAACATATCTTCACTAGCAACCTGCTTAGGCAAACTGCTCTTGACAGTTTGCAAGGCCGCGGCCCAAGTCAAATCTTTACTCCGGTCGTAAGTCTTCCAGAACTAGAAGCTCTAGTATACAACTGGACATTCTTCGAAACCAACATTCATAGTCGCAGTTACAGCCACATCATTCGTAACATCTACAACGTGCCAAAAGAAGTGTTTAACACAATTCATGATACACAAGAAATTGTTGGTATGGCTAGTAGCGTAGGCAACTACTACGATTCACTACACCAAATTAACTGCCGTAAAGAAGCGGGCGAAAAGATCAATGAAAAGACACACATCAAAGCGATATATCTAGCATTACATGCCAGTTATGCTTTAGAAGCATTCCGCTTTATGGTATCCTTTGCTACATCACTTGCTATGGTAGAGAACAAGATTTTTATTGGTAATGGTAACATTATCAGTTTGATCCTACAAGACGAACTGTTACACAAGGGCTGGACTGCCTATTTGATTAATCAAGTAGTTAAGGAAGATCCACGCTTTGCCGAAGCAAGAGACGAATGTCAAGCCGAAGTGTATCAGTTATACATGGATGTTATTCGTGAAGAAAAAGAATGGGCAGACTACTTGTTTAAATTAGGTCCAGTTATCGGTCTTAATGCCAACATTCTAAAAGACTTCGTTGACTACACAGCAGTTGCCGCACTTAAAGATATTGGTATCAAATATCAACAATCCGCACCACGTAGCACACCTATACCTTGGTTCAACAAACACGTTGATACTAGTAAGAAACAAACAGCACTTCAAGAAAACGAATCGACCAACTATGTCATCGGAGTTATGGGCGACAGTATTGACTATGACGAATTGCCGGTGCTATAATAAGTAAAAGGAGCAAGCATGAAAGCAATAGTTTGGAGCAAAGACAATTGCCCATTTTGTGAACAGGCCAAGGGCCTACTCAAAATGAAAGGCATTGAGTTTGAAGAAAAGAAAATTGGTCACGGGTTTACTAGAGAAGATTTATTAGAAGCAGTGCCAACAGCAAGAACAGTACCACAGATTTTTTTAGATGAAGAATTAATCGGTGGATTTACAGAATTGAAGAAAAGGTTAACAGATGCTAATTGATAAAGGCGTAAGCCCAGGTGAAGTAATTACACTTAAAATGACAACTGGTGAAGAAATTTTAGCTAAACTAGTTGAAGAAAAACCAGACGGTTATAAAATCACCCGTCCAATGGTATTAAGTGCAACTCAACAAGGGATCGGCATGATGCCATATATCTTTACAGTTCACCCTGATAAAGAATTTGTATTGAACAAAACAGCAATCACTACAGTAGTTGCTACAGAACAAGACTTTGCTAATCAATACATTCAAAGTACTACGGGTATTAAATTAGCATAATGCCTAATATATCAGTCATCGGCGACACAAATGTACACGGTGGTGCTGCATTTGATCAAGGCCTATCCGGCAATGTATCCGCTGGAAACAAGGCAGTAGCACTTGCAGGACAAACTGGAAGTAGCGGCAACGATAGCCAGTACGACTCAAGAACACGGTCGCAGCACAGGGCATCAAACCAACAAGCTGTTAGCGGAAGTGGAAATGTATTTGTTAACAACAAACCAGTTCACCGAGTCGGCGATGCAAGGATAGAAGGAGCAACTGCCGGTCCCGGAATAGGGTCTGTAGGAGTTAACTAAAATGAAAAAATTATTTTGGAATACGTTAGGATTTCTAAGTCTCGGTATGGCATACATCGGTTTTGTTACTCCTGGAATTCCGTTTAGTATCTTCTTAGTATTCAGTGCTTACTGTTTTGCTAAGGTAAATCCAAAGATGCATGCCTGGCTGTATAATCACAAATGGTTCGGCCCTTTCCTAACCAATTGGGGTGAGAAACGTGTTTTTCCAAAGAGCGGCAAAGTGCTAATGGTACTTATGATGGAAAGCAGTTTGATCATTATGTGGTTTACTACACAGAATGTCAAAGCTGTATTTTGGACAGGCGTAACAATGTTATTGGTAGCAATTTGGGCATGGCGTTTTCCTGCTACTGTAGAAGAATGGAAACGTAGAAAAGATAATAATGAAAAGATCGGTTGGTTCAAATGAAAGATCACTATATAACTCCTTTATTCTCTATTCCGCTGTATAAGTCATCCATTCTACCGTTGGATCCGATTACTCTTACAAAATTAAAAAATATCGAATGGGGGAACCCAGACGATTTTGAAGAAGAAAATGAACGTATTGAGTACGGAAGCGGTGCTACTCATCAGGAAAGTGCCGATAGACAGGTACTAGATCGTCCTAGCTTGGCTAATCTTAGAAAACAAGTACAGGCCAAGATTGACGATTTCGTCCATAATGTCATGGGTGTTGATCGAAAAATGACTTGGGAAATCACCACCTCCTGGGTCAATAGAACAGTCAAGGGTGGCTACGGTGAAAATCACTATCATAGTAATAGTTTAATTAGTGGCGTATTATATTTAGAAGTAGATGATCTTTCTGGAAAAATTTGCTTCCACAAACAGCTACATTGGAATAACCTATTTTCTGATACACTAAGAATTACCTATAGTGAGATTAACGATACTAATGCAGATATAGTGCTGTTTACTCCAAGGAATAATGATATCATTTTATTCCCATCGCATTTAGCCCATTCTATCCCGCCTAATGAATCTGAGCAAGATCGATATAGTCTAGCTTTTAACGTATTTCCGAGGGGAGTTATTGGAAAAGGCGGAAACTCAGAGTTGACATTATAATAAAACTCTGCTATAATAAATATATTACTAACAAGGAGACTATTATGTCACGCAAGAATCCAACACCAGTAGAACGTGCAGCAAAACGAGCTACTAAGAAAAAACGTTAAAAAGGAGATTTAAAAATGGCATATCGTGCAAAAACTAAAACTCAAGCCGCAGTACGTAGACAACTACGTAAGCGCAAATAATCATGCCTAGCCCACGTAGAGTTAGTCAGATCCTCAAAGGTAAAAAGCCGCCAAAAGCCAAGACCGTTAAAGCAATGGCAAAACGGGCTGCTAAGAGAAAATAACATGGCAAAAGGCTGGCGAGCTACTAAGAGCAGAGTAGCAAAAACTGCTAAACGTATCGTAAAGAAACGTAAGTAAAGAATTGTTGTAATCCCTTCAAAGTGAAGGCATTCTGGACGCGGGTTCGACTCCCGCCAGGTCCACCATAAAACACATTAACTTAAACATAGTTTGAGTATGGGAAATACTGCCCATTGAGATGATAGTATAGTGTGTTTTATAATGGGCCTGCCATGGTTTCGACAGGGTGAGATAATAGAGACGGCAACACGGTAGGCGATGACCGTAAATCAAGCAAAACTCGTAAATGCAAACG